GTTAACCTTCCATAATTACCCATAATTATTTTTAAAAAAAAAAAAAAAAAAAAAAAAAAAAAAAAAAAAAAAAACAATTAAACTACTCTTTATGAACTCCCATAAAGGGAATCCATAAAGAGTAGTTTAATTGTCAATTGATTTTTTATTTATATGTAAGTAATGTCACTTGTTCCAAGCTTTCCACATCCAGCATGATATCTTTTACAAAGAGAGCTTCTTTGAATTCTTCAAATTCTGTATATTCAGGGATATCCTCAAATTCCAATAGTTCCATCAAAGATTTAATATTCTCCACCAAATCTTTTTCAAATGAGGTTTCAACCACAGCTTTGTAAATAACATCAACTTCTTTGAGAACAATAATGATTAAGTATTTCATAATGTATTCACTTTTAATTGATACAACAGATCTTTTCGGTATTCTCAAATTACCTGAGAAACACTGCGCCCTTGCAACAACATATGAATTTTTATTTTCAAAAATCAAATGCTTTCACAAGTCAACTTAAATTCTTTTTTTTTTTAAGAATAAAATGAGGGTCATTATGGAAGGTTATACCAAAAATTTTTCTTTAAAATATGCAAAGAGCGGATTAAGGAGCCTGTTAAATTAACCCATAAAGCTGCCCCCTTTAATTATCCTAATAGAAGTAGATAGTAGATAATGTATATCATTAAAAGAATATTTAAGGATACCTTAGGAATTCCCAGATGAATGTCTTAATGATACCCTAGTGAATAATAGTTATTAGTGTATAATTAATAAAATAAAATTTTAATGATTAACAAATAAAAAATTACCAATGAACTATTAATCATTTTTAAAGATTTTTGAAAATTATTATACATAACAAATGAAATAAGTTAATATAAGCTTAATTATATTTATTTAAATATACAAATAAATATATTTAAATTTATGTTTACTTTAATTAATGTTTTAAATCAAATATATTTATTTAAATATAAATTTAATATATTTATTTGAACATTAAATAAATGATTTACTTAGGTAATTTTGTTTTCACTGTGTAAGCAGCAGATTTTACACGAAGGTACATTAGATGAACGACATTATAGATCCTAATATGGATCAAAAACAGCCTGTAAGATCAAGTAGAGGTCGTAAGAAGGGACAGCCTGCATATTTCTATGGTGCAAAACGCAGTGTTGCTGTATTGAAAGAACTTAAGTTTGATCCCATCACGGAGTTGGTGGATAAATATCGCAAATTGGAAAAAGAGATCACCATCCATGAAGGCATGCGTGATGGTACTATGGTCTTTCTGACAGACACAGGCAAGGTCCGCAGGTATGATCCTGAGATTCATATGTCAGTGTATAACATGCTAATATCTGTCAGTGAAAAATTACTCAGATATGGTTATGGAAGAGTACCTGAATTGGCCGCTCCTCCCAAGCCTGTATTACCACCCATGTTGGTCAAGCTTACTAAAGATAATGCTGAATTTCAAATAAGTTCAGGTGGCACTCCTGATTATGATGAAGAAGGCACATTTGAGGATTTTGTGGATGATTGAATTACATCCAGGACAATCAGATGTATATTCTGATTTATTTATCAATGCCACACATAGAAATTTAGCAGTGTGTTGTTGTCGTGGTTGGGGCAAATCTTATATGGCCGCAACTGCAGCGATCACTGCTGTATTTGAATTATTTGAATTGAATGAACATGTACCAAATAAAAATGTGTACATCATCGCACCCACGTATGATCAAGTAACTGATATTTACTACCCATTGATTCACTATGACTTGGGTCTTGGAAATTATTGTGATAGATCTTCCAGAGATCTTGGCAGATGGTGGTTACCAAATAATGTAGAACTCAGACTACTATCTTATGAAGCAATCGAAAGAATGCGTGGTAAAGGTGCTTACTTTGTTGTATGGGATGAAATATCATCTTGCAAGAAAGGGCTTGATCCAAGAGAAGCATGGGAAGGTATCATTCAACCATGTATAGTGACGCGATGGTCTCCCAAGAAAGCAAGATTATATGGTTCCAAACATCCCGGTAGATTTCTTGGTATATCAACACCAAAGGGTTATAATTTCTTTTATGATTTGTGTAATTATTATGAAAAAGATTCTGTATGGGGTTTTTATCATTTTGATTATACAAGATCACCGCTCACTGAATTGGATGAAATTGAAAGAATCAGACATAGTATAGATCCAATCCAATTTGCATCTGAATATGAAGCTAAATTTAAAGAATCTGGTAATAATGTATTTTACATGTTTGATCGTAAACTGCATGTGACAAAAGATCTGGAAAGCTTTAATAAAGATGAAGATGTGCACGTTAATATTGACTTTAACGTCGGTTTGCAATGCTCTTCTTTCTTTGCATTACGTGGAAAACAAATACATATATTGGACGAAATGCAAGGTCATCCTGATACGGAATCACTTGCCATTGCAATTAAAGCAAGGTATCCAGGCAAGAAAATACATGCTTACCCAGACCCTACTGGCAAATCAAGAAAGACATCAGCGCCTGTAGGTCAAACAGATTTCACCATTTTACAGAATGCAGGTATATTGGTGCATTCGAGAGATCACAGTCCGAAGATTGTGGATAGCGTCAGTGCCGTGAATGCAAAATTGAAGACGGCTGCTGGAGATATTGGATTATATATACATCCCAAATGTGATGGTGTAATTAAGTCTCTTGAACGTACACGTTGGTTGGATAATAATCAAGATTCAGCCACGATAGACAAATCAGAGGGTGTTGAACATTATTCTGATGGTATAAGATATGGTGTTGAATATCTATTTCCAATCAGAAGAGGTGGAAAGGTTGTACAAAGAGGTCATAACTTCTAAAGAGAGTTAAGATGGCAAGATCCAGAATTAATTCATCGGATAATGACATAGTCAGTGATTCTGGAAGTATTCTCTGGTCATTTATTCTAGGTGAACAATTAGAATTTCCAATCGTTTTAAATTTCATGGATGACACAACTGAATCAGGTTGGGAATATGAAGCTGTTATTGTGGAAGGCTTAAATGTATCTGCTCAAGAAGAGCCACCTGTCACACATAAAACAGACGGTGTAAAAACTACATTAACCTATCGCTTGCCTGACTACGTGGGTGAGTGGGATGAAGCAACAGCTTATAATCCTGAGGAAGTGGTTCTTTATGAAGATACATACTATAGATTTCTTGGAGAACCGGCAACTGTGGATGCCACAACTCCCGATGAGAATGATGATTGGGAAGAAACCACAATGAATCGAATGTATATTCAGATTCCAAGCACATTGGCAAGTACTTGGGCAGTGGCGCCTCTGGTTGACTCACCTGTCTATGGATTCTTTGAATTGCGTGTCACTGAACCTAATACATCAGTGTATAAAAAGACTTGGAAACCAGTGAGAGGAATGGTAGAAATATTATTTTCACCAACTAACATGGTGCCATAATGGCTAATGAAAAAGACATTAATATTACAATCGCTGACGTCAATGGTAATACAACGGTAACAACCAATGAAGCGTCTGTAGATATCGCTCAAACCAATGTTAATTATTCAATTAAGTTTTCCAAACCTGGACTATTTAAGAGGATAACTGATAGCTTTCAAATGTCAGATTCCATTATTTTAAATAGCTCAGGAACAGTCACACAAGCAGATAACACATCATTCAGTGATAGTATTTCATTACTTGCAGTATTCAATCGTGAATTTACTGAAAGCTTATTGTTAGGTGAAACATTCAGTATTTCGATCGGTAAACCTTTCTTTGAAAACTTTAATATATCTGATACTGTAAATCTTCATATTAAGCCACAGTATGTTGAAACAGTTGGATTAACAGATGTGTTTAGTACTATTGTGGAATTCAACAGAATTCCTGTGGAAATCCTTAATGTTGCAGAAATTTTCAGTTATTCTCTAAGTAAGCCTTTTGATGAGTCATTTAATTTATCTGAAGTAATGAGCTTTAATCTCAGTATAGTCTTCAGTGATACTGTAAGCTTTACTGACGAATTTAGCACGAGTGCTGCAGGTGGATTTACTGAAACTATATCTGAAGTTTCTGACATCAATGATATTTTCAGTTTCAGTTTTGGTAAAGTATTGAGTGATTCTTTTAATCATTCTGATGAAGTTGCTTTGCATGTTAATAAGGTATTTTCTGACACAGTAACATTCGAAGATATCTTTAATGCACTTGCAGGTAATGATCTTGTATTTGCCACCGGTACTAATTTTGCTGATAGTTTAGCATTTGATATTGATAAATATTTTTCAGAAAGTCTAGCCATCACCGAAAGTTTTAGTATTAATGTTGGTAAAGTTTTCAATGAAGCAATCAATACAACAGATCTACTTGCATGGTCTTTTGGTAAAGCATTGAGTGAATCTTTAAATGTGGAAGATACATTAAACTTCTCAATAAATAAAATATTGAATGAAACATTGAATACTACAGAAATCTTTTCAGTTGATATCTCATCTGTGAGATCCGATAGCGTTGATGTATCAGATGTTTTCTCTATCTTAATTCAAAAGATATTATCAGAAATTTTCACTTTAAGTGAATCAATGGCTTTTTATATGCAAAAGATTCTGTCTGATGCAGTGGATGTATCAGATAATTTATCTTTTTTCATTTCCAAGATTCTTTCAGACACTTGTGATGTTTCTGACAGTGTCCTATTTACGGTATCCAAAGTTTTATCAGACACTCTCACAACATCTGAGAGTGGCTTAATAAATATGCAGGATTATATGGACGCCAGTTATACGCGTGATGATTTCATTGGCACAAACTACACGTTTTGAGGTTAAAAAATGCACATTGATAATGTAAAGCTGAAAGGATCACTGGAATTAGTTCTTCGTGATCAATTCGGTAATATCAAAGAGAAACGTCTTGAGAAAAACCTTGTTGTGACCGTGGGACTTGCATATATTGTCAGTCGCATGAAAGATGCGACAGCCACTGCAATGTCTCATATGGCTGTTGGTACAAACAATACAGCAGCGGCAGCCGGTAATACCACGCTCAATACTGAAATTGCTCGTGTTGCGCTTGACAGTACCACGCTGGTTACCACAACTGTGACCAATGACTCAATTCAGTATGTTGCAACATTTGGTGCCGGTACGGGTACAGGCGCATTGGTTGAAGCAGGTATTTTGAATGCCGCATCCGCTGGTACTTTACTTTGCCGCACTGTATTCAGTGTCATTAACAAGGGTGCTCTGGACTCACTGACAGTGACCTGGAAGGTTGTTGCAGCTTAATAACAACAACCGGCAGGAGATACAATGAGTACAATTGTAACTCGAGCTGGTAAAGGAAGTCCTTTAACTAATACGGAACTGGATGCAAATTTTACCAATTTGAATAATGATAAAATAGCCTTTGTTGTAAATTCAACCACATCCGGTGCCACAATTACACCAGCTTCAACAGATACTCAATATAATGTAACGGCTCTTGCAGAGGCTGCAACAATTGCTGCTCCGAGTGGTTCTCCTGTTAATGGTCATACATTAATTCTCAGAATTAAGGATGATGGTACTGCCAGAGAATTAACATGGAATGCCATTTGGAGAGCAGTTGGCTTTACTTTACCTTCCACAACCGTGATAAGTAAAACTCTCTATATCGGTGCCAGATATAATTCTGCCGACTCTAAATGGGATGTATTGGCATCCGCACAGGAGGCTTAAATGGCAGATCCTTGGACACCGACATTAAGATCTGTTAAAGAAAGTCCTCTCACTCACAATGAGGTAGATGCAAACTTTAATGGATTAAATAATAAGCTGGAAAGATCTGAAGATACAACCCCTTCAACAAGTTCTTTAACTCCAGACTCTGCAAAACTAATGTGTTCCGTAACAGCACTGGCAGATTCAATGACCATTAATGCACCCAGTGGTTCACCGGCAGATGGTTGGCCGATACTACTTAGAATTAAGGATAATGGTACTGCCAGAGGATTGACATGGAATGCCATTTGGAGATCTATAGGCTTCACTCTTCCAAGTACAACTGTATTAAGTAAAACATTGTATTTATTTGCAGTATACAATTCAGCAGATTCAAAATGGGATGTTATTGATTACGTTAAGGAGAGCTAATGGCTTTATTAACTGAGAATGAGCGCGTTAAGGTTTGGCGTGAAATAATGAGAGATCCAAGGCTCATTAGCTCTGGTACTTTACTGAAAGCAGATATCAGAGCAGCAGTAAATGGTTTGGATGATTTTCTTGAAAATAATTGGACATTGATAAACCAATCCATTCCACAACCAGCTCGTGGTGAATTGACACGACGACAAAAAGCAATGTTATTACTTCATGTAATAACTGAACGCTTTAATGTGGAGGTATAATGGCTACCGTTAAACATAGATTTCAAGCAGCGGATGCATTCTTCCCGGCGAGCAACTTTGCTCAATATAGTGCAGTGGCAGGTACAAATTTTCCAGTAGCTTCTTTGGCATTTGATGCAGCGACGGAAGAGGTTGTATACTTCCAAGTACCAACTATGGATTATGGTTCAGGAAACTTAACCATCAATTTAAAATGGTATGCTGATACAGCATCTTCTGGTGGTGTAACATTCGGTGTAAGTCTTGCCTGTATTACAGCAAACACTGATAGTACAGATATTGAAACCAAAGCATTTGGATCAGAGAATACTGCCAGCGATACACATTTAGGTACCACCGGACAAAGGCTTCATGAATTTAGTATAACACTTTCCAATTTGGATTCTATTGCAGCAAATGATTATGCCATCCTGAAACTGGCTCGAAAGGTATCTGATGGTGGTGACACAATGACTGGTGATTGCTTAATAGTGGAGGTCGGGGTTGAATACTCCGATACCTAATGTCAAGGTTCTTCAGTGGAAGTAATGATAGAGTTTATTGCGAGGATGTTGTAGGATTTCCCAGCAGTGATGCTCATTTAATTACTATGGCATGTTGGGTTAAACTTACAGATGATGTAAGTGCAGACATGAATGTTATGGGTTACTCACCGACAGATGGTGATTCTGAAGGATTTAATTTAGTTTTAAGAAGTACACCAAATCGTGCAGGACTTTTGTTACGTGATGGTGGTGGATCTTCACATGCTACATCAAGTGCAACATTGGTTACTGGTGTTTGGTATCATGCTTGTGTGGTAAATGCATCAATCACATCTCGATCTGCTTATGTAAATGGTGCAAATAAAATATCAAATACCTCTAATAAAACTGTGAATGGTGCAATTTCTCTATATTTCGGGACTTCTGGTGGAAATTCTCGTTATCTGAGTAATACTTATATTGCACAACCTGCGGTATGGGATACAGCTCTTTCTGATAATGAAATTTTGATGTTGGCTAAAGGATTATCTCCATTAAAAGTTAAACCAACATCCTTGTGTTTTTATGCACCATATTTTGGAAGAGATACTTCAGATATTGATATTATAAATGGTAATATTCTAACTATACTTAATAGTCCGGAATCATCAACTGATGAACCTCCTCTATCACACTTAAGAAAACGTAATTTCAGTTACAAAAAGACAGCTGCAGGTGAATCTTATACCAGCAGTAAATTTATGTTATTAGGAATCTGATATGATTAAAATCAAAAAAGATTTGGTTGAGGATATTTCATTGAAGATTGAAAATGAAACTATTAAACCAACAGACGATTTAATAATCCATGCTGCCTTTAAAGAAAAATGTGCAGCATTTTGGAATATTGTTCAGAGTGATAAGGGTGGTGATTTAATATATGCCACCAGTAGAATGGGTGATAAGTTTGAAGGAACCATTGCAGATTTCAATAGACTTCTAAGAGGTTGAAATGGCAATTATCAATGCTGCCCAAGCAGCTGTGAAGACTGTGGCAGATCCAAACGCTGCTTATGAATCGCTTGCAAAGATTTGGGAAAAGTGTAGAGCGATTTGCAATGGGGAGCGTTTTGCCAAAGACTACGATAATGGTATTGATTTAACTTTTCAGAATAATCTTTTAATCCCATTTTCACCTTCAATGACACCTGCTCAATACAATTTCTTTAAAGCAGAAGCAGAATTACCTGGAATTGTTGCACAATTTTCCAGAACTATTGTCAGTAGCTTATTGAGGAAATCACCAAGCTTTTCATTTAATGATCCAAATTTTCCCAAAGAAATTTATGATTGGATCATGAATGATTTTAGTAAGGATGGCTCTTCCTTAATTTCATTTTTGGATAATGCATTGTGGGAAGAAATTCAAACAAGTCGTGCATGGATACTTGTGGATTATCCTTATATTGCAGAAGAGTTATCAGATGAAGATAAATTAAGATATAAACCATATCCTGTTTTATATAAAGCTGAAAATGTTATAAACTGGACAATGGGTGAAAGTGAGAACGGCCAAACTATTCTTAAGAGACTCATCATCAGAGTTCGTGAAGAAGAATTTACGCAAAATAATGAATTTCATCCTGAAATTTTTGAGACAGTATATGTGCATGAGATTCATGAAGGATATTATCGTATTCGTAAGTTCAGGAAAGACGTTTTTGAATCCAATGTTCCCGTAATTGCCGGTCAAGAGCATGTGGATGTTCTATCTCAAAAGGGTTTATTATTTAAAGAAATTGAAACAAATGATAATATCTTATTTCATGGTGAAAGATTGACATTTATCCCTGCATGGCCTCTCAATGGTACAGTTGAAACTAAACTTCCAGTGTTATTACCTCTGATTGATAAAGAAGTAAGTTTATATAATAAGCTCAGTCGCAGAAACCATTTATTATATGGTGCATCAACATATACTCCGTATATTGTTGGTGATCTTTCCAGTGAAGATTTTGAATCTATAGTCTCCAGTGGATTGGGTTCATGGTTACATTTACCCAATGGTAGCGAAATCGGTGTATTGGAAACTCCGACAAGCGCCTTGGCAGATATGGATCGTGTGATTGTCACGACAATTGAAGAAATGGCAAAACTAGGTGTCAGAATGATGGCACCTGAGGTTATGCAACCTGGAATCGCATTGGAAATTCGAAACGCGGCACATGCGGCACAACTGGGATCATTAAACAGCAAAGTCAGCGCTACAATGAAGCAAGTAATTGCATTCATGATTGAATGGCGACTTGATCTCGAATTAAATTCTGATGATATTAAATTTTCATTATCATCTGATTTCAATCCAATGTATTCCGATGCAGGTTGGCTGAGATTGGTTACTGAATGGTATCAACAAGGTTTGGTTCCAAGGTCTATTTGGGTGGCAATATTGAAATCCAATGAAATGCTGCCATCTGATTATGATGATATCAAAGGTCGTGAAGAAATTACTGCAGACGTGGAGAATCAATTAGATAGTAGTAAAAATGATGAAGACGTGGTTGATATTTAACAACTGAAGGAAATTTAAATGGTTCAGAAAGGTCCGCCGAAAGGCACTGTCAATAATCCTCTCGGTAAAAACCAGTGGAATACGGCAGGTGGTAAAATTGGCAATGCTGCAGGAAAAGCTGCAGGTACAATCTCTGGTGCAGTTCGTGGTGCAAAAACAATGGTTCGTGGTCTGCCAGGAACCAAAGGTGGTGGTGCCTTGGGACGTGCACGACGTTCCAAGCTCAGTGGAGTACAGACTGCAAAACTTGTTACAGGTGCCGCAGTAAAAGGTGCACTTGGTGGTGCACGTATGGGTGCTAAGAAAACTACTTTAGCTAAAAAGTATGAAATGAAAGGTAAGCGTATTGGTACCAGTGTTGGAAATGCTGTTAATAAAACTAAAAATAAAATTAAGAATAACAAGCTTGTGTCTAAAGGTAGAGCAAAATTAGGAAATCTTCGTGATAAAGCAGTTACAAAGTATAGAGCGATCAAGACCAAGTATAAGCTATCCAAGGAGAATGCATATCGTAAGCGGGTGGGTGCCACTTCACCTGCTCGTAGATTTGCAAATAACAAAAGTGGTAGGTATACTACCAAACGTCCTTCCACATATGGTTCTGCAGGTGCCAAGATGATGGCCGGTGTAAATGCCGGTATTCCACGTTCTAATAAAAAGTCTTCAAGCCCATCTAGGAGATTTAGTAAGAACGCACGATATAGTGCATCTTCAGGTCCTTCAAAGCGTTTTAAGAATAAATCCAAAATTGCTTCATTACCTGAAGTCACTGTAGCTGCAAAGAGAAAGCGGCGTGTAATGATCACCGTATGAGGTAAACATGGCAATCAATGCCAATACACAAATCTATGATAAAACCTTAAATAGAGCAGCTATGATCCGTCTCTATGAGCATCGCATTAATGGTAAAATAGATTTGATTGTAGATGGTCATGCCATTCGTGTTGATAAGCTTATAAGGGATGCACATAAATCTCAGAAAGGGTTTGAAAAACTGAGAGAAGCAATTGATCAAGATATTAGAAGAACTTTCAATGAAACATTGAATGTTTCAAAAAGATCTCTTAATGATTTAGCCAAAGATCAATTATCTTTTACTCATAATGTATTATCAGAAACAATGGGTAAAATATGGACGGTGGAAAAGCCGTCCATGTCCATTGCAGAAGATATAGTACTAAAACGTCCTTTATATAAAGAAAAGATACTGGAACAAGGTTGGAATGGAATAGCAAATCTGGAAAGAAAAAGAATTGAAGCTGTGATTCGAAGAGGTATAGCTGAGAATTTCACTGTAGATGATATAGCCGATGAAGTTCGTAAGGCAAGTTCTTTTAAAATTACCAAATTTCATTCAAGAGCTTTGGTAGTAACTGCAATTACACATGTCAAAAGCGCTGTTGACCATGAAATATTTAAAGCCAATAAGAAAGCAATTATTGGATGGCAATATGTTGCTGTATTGGATTCGCGGACGACACCGCTTTGTGCTCACAGAGATGGAACAATTTATCCACCGGAAGATACAGTCCATTTACCACCTGCTCATTACTATTGTAGATCGACCACAATTCCTGTATTTAAATCATGGGATGATTTATCAAAATTAGAAAATGTTGCACAAGTTCGTAAAAGAAATCTTGCGGGATTGACTAAGAAACAAATAGCTTACTATGATGGCCAAACACCTATGCATGAGTCATATAATGAATGGTTAATGCGACAATCAAAGGATGTTCAACTCAAGCATCTTGGAGATTATCAAAAATTAGATTTATTTAGAAAAGGCCAAATTCATTTGAATAAGTTTACCAACGAAGAAGGTAGATCAGTTGGTATTTCAGATCTTCGTAAAATGAGTGATTCCAGTTATGTTATTCCTGGAGATACAGCTAGATTTGCTCTTGCAAGAGAAAAATTGGATGCAATGCATTTAGGTGCGATAACACCAGATGATTTTATCAATGATCCAAAACTTCGTAAAACACTATTGGATTATTATCAATTACAATCTACAGAGTTGGATGGTACACTCTCTCTAACTAATTATCGTGGAACATTGATTGGTGTTAAGAAGGCTGTAAAGAATAGAGTATTAATATCACCACCTAATGAAAAACAATTATTATATAATCCAATTACACGTAGGTATGATGATGTCAGATTATATCAGCCCAATCCATCTGTATTAGCCAATAATATACGACTTATAAAAGAAAGTGATAAATTACTTGCGAAAGATAAAGAATTCATTGAAACATTCATAACTGATTTAGACGGAAGAATGGGAATTAATGAAAGAGCAGTTGTAGCTGATAATCTTCGAATTATATTTGGAAGACAACGTGAGAATAAAGAATTTTGGGGAAATTTTAAAGCGGTTTCTCAAGCACAAATAAAATTTGATGTAATGAATGTCTCTGATACAATTGAAACACAAATTCGTAAAAATTCAGATATTCTCAAAAAATTGACTCAAGAAAATTTTATTGATCCAGTATTAGGTCCTGTTCAGCTTAATGAATTACATGATTCTTTCATTGCTAATATTATTGCAAGAAATAAATGGGAAGATAGAGTAGCACCAAAGATTGCACGAGAATTACGAAATGTATTTGATTATAAAATTCCACCCATAATTCGTACCAGATTATCCGAAAGTGATTTACAGCAATTTTATTTAAAATTTGCTCACAGGCTATCACTATCAGATATGCCAGATAGAGATGATGTTGCGGTTGCATTGGGTCGGGACCTTTATAATTTGGCCAATCTGAATGGTAATAGAAATAAATGGTATAAGTTAGGCATGTCTATATTGGATGCAAGAAATGTTAAAAAGTTTTTTGAAATTGAAACTTATGGTGTTCAAAAGCGTAGAATGAAGAGTCGCATGAGTGGTCAATATTTTGGTCCAAAGTACGATGTGGCTTCTTATAATTTAAGGCTTACAGATAAGCGTATTGTTGAATATTCCAAATTAAATCGTAAAATAGATATTGGACTTCGTATTCCATTTCATAATAAAACAAATAAATTGGTGATAAGAGAAGGTTATAAAACGTATTGGATAGATAGAGGTGTACTTGGTTATACTGATACTCGTATTCCCATAACGTCCACGTCAAGTTTCAGTGATTTTCCAGAAGAATTCATTGATAAAGACTTTGTGGATGCATTAAATTGGGCATCTAATTCTAAGTTTAAAATTGATAAGGATTATCATGATTTTATCAATAAATTATTATATTTCGAAGATGATAAAGGCAAAGCAAAACATTATAATGAATTGAATGAATATCGTAAATATATTGCGTCTCGTGGTGATTCTTATGAAAGGTTTAAAGCAATGGAATGGTTGAGAAAGAATGATTTGGAATTTTCAAATAATCAATTCATCGATCATCGTGCTCGAATTTATGAACGTGGATTTATTGGACCACAAGCAGGCGAAACATTCAGACCATTTCTAAATACAGCTGTTGAAAAGAATTTTAGTGAATTGGATTTTAGAAATTTCCAAGATCAAATTGGATCTTTTCTGGGTGGTTTGGATGATAAATTTGAAGGAAAATATAATTCATTATCATTCACGGGCAGACAGAAAATTGCGGAGAAATGGCGACCAGATCTTGTAATGATTGGTAATCAAATGCTTCGTGGTAAGCCAAATGATATTAGAAAGATACTTGATAATAAAATTGTACAATCTGTTGATGGTGAAGAACTTGGAAAATTTTTCAGATTGGCAATTGAATCTGCAAAGATTGATAATCATTTGAAAAGTAATTACAGTTTGAAAAGTTTAAAGACTTTATCCAATTATAAAACAGCTCTTGCGATGGAACAAGATGCTTCATCATCTGGTGCTCAAATTATTGCCTTAACCACCAAGAATAAAAAGTTAGCTGAGCTTAGTAATGTGGTTCCAACATCATATAAAAAGCGTTTGTATGATGAAATTGCGGCGGCAACTTACAATGATCCTCGTTTTAAAAAGATAAATGAAAAATTAGGATTAACCGAAAAAGATTTGCGTAAAGCTGCTAAGGCACAAAATATGGTAACATTCTATGGTGCCGGTGAAAGAACTGGCGCATTGAATGTTGAAGGTAAATTATCAAAAGTACTTGAGAAAGATGTTAATACACTTGTTGTGAAGGCTGCAGAGCGTGAGCAAGTATTGAGTGAAATTTCAGCCAGAATGGCCAGATATGAAAAATGGGATCCTGATACTTATGAAGAATTAAAAGAACTTCGTGATAATGTAAAGGATATTTTCAATAAGGGTACCGATCCCGGTGACGATATATTGGAACAATTACATTTTCTGGATTCTAAGACATATGATTTAGTGGAAAAGATGTCTAATTCATATGATAAAGTCGTCACACCAACTGATTTTAAAAATATAGCTATGATCATGAGTGAACATTTGGCAGATCAAACACCAATCCTAAAGAGCTTTACTAAATTTTATGGTAGATTAGCTGAAGACTTTTTGGAAAATGC